AGGCGGTTGACTTCAGCAATACTATCTTTGTCAAACCAATCAGGATTTTCTTCACGGATAATGTTTACAAGCTCAAATCCGAAACGAGCATGGATATCTTCTTCTTTTGATGTTGCCTCAACAGCATTAGAAATACCTTTAAGTAAATTTCTATGTTTATTAAACGCCATCATAATTAGAAATTGTGAAAACAGTGATACGTTTTCAACAAACATTGAGAATAGGATAATCTTATGGAAGTAATCCTTATTATCAACAGGTGCTGCAATTGATTGCTCAAGATAGGCAATGCGTTTTTTCATTGCAGGAACTTCTACAACCTTTTCAAATTCATCATTGAGACCCATAATTTCAATGAGATTAGAATAGGCATCGGCATGGCGTACTTCTGATTCACCAAATGTTACACCAACACCTTGTACTTCAGGCTTAGGAAATTTATCACCAATCTTTGCCCAAAATGTTTTTACCTGTACCTCAATTTGTGAGATAGCGAGCATTGCTTTTTTAACAATATCAACCTCAGACTCAGTCATACGCACTTTCATATCCTGGATATCGGACGAGTAATTAAACTCGGTGTGTACCCAATATGAATGTCGGATAGCATCAGTAAACTCAACGAGTTGCGGATACTCATATGGTTTAAGGTTTGTACGTTTACGGAAAATGTCAGGTTGGTTGTTAAAACGAAAAAGGATATACTCACGAGCTAAGTCGTGTAATCCCATATCCATCATCACGTTCTCAACTGTTTTGTGTACTGTATCAACATCAACAATAACATCCTCAGCATCTTCGTTAATACTTTTTGTAACTTCAAATGCAATCTCACCAGGCAAGGATTTTGCTCGAATACCAATTGCTTTCATAGCATTATTAACCGCATATGCAATCTTACTTGAATCAAAACTCTTTGTTGATCCGTCACGTTTAATAACGTAATTTACTATATCTTTAGGTAGTGCTGGGGAGTCAAACATTCGGTGAACCTCTTTCGTATGTGTTAAGGACAGAAAAACCGCACCTTGAGGATGTGGCATATTTTGTGCTAATAGGGATTATTCTTACCATAGATTGCCATGGTACTCATATTTATCATTCCAGAAACCATTTTCCGGTATATAAAAATATTTATTTTTGGACATAAGTATCAATCACTGGAAATATTTTTGATATAGCGCAAGCAACTTCACGGGCAATTTCCATATGTTCTTTTTGAGTTCCGTTTGCTGAACGCAGTTCAATATAATGGATCCATGAACGAATAGAACCTTGCATATACAAACGAGAAATGGTATTACCTTCGGGTAATACAGCACGTGCCTGTTCTTTTGCAATACCGTTTTCAATGGCCCAATTGTATGCATCCTTTGCAGCACGGATAACTTCACCTTGCTTTGATTCCCACATCATTTGCAACCGTTCATCATCTGAGTCAATGCTGTTCTGACGGTTTTTGAGATCCTGTAGACGTGCTTCACGCATTACAAAAGTGTTATCCATATCTCTCGGATCGGCGTATCGTTGACTAAATTCTTGAAAGGCAAACGAACGGTGACGTAACATCTGACGCGCAATATCCCGTGTTGTTTCAATTTCTAATGTCGCATTTGCCATTTCAAATGGTGACCAATGAGCATGCTTTGCAAGATAGGATAGCAACTTAGGTGCCGTTTCTTGGTTCAATTGATTACTCGGGTTTGATACTCGAGCACAGTATGCAATCAAATCTTGAACATTATCAAGTCCAATGATTTCACCTTCTACAGGTTGAGTATATCCAATAAGTCTGGTTTTCATTTTAGTTCCTCTATGTTTTACGCCAATCAGCAAATTTTAATTTTGCAGTTAAGCCTCTATATGTGTTTTCTTCGATTACCTTTTCGGCATTTATACCTTCAAGAACCATTTCATTAATGTCTTTGCCCGGCAAATTGCTTGGCCAAATACAGATACCAAGACCTGCCTCAATTACCTTTTCCATACGCTTGTGTATTTCTTTATTACGTGGTTCAGCATCAAAAACAAATACGGCATTATCAGTATTATCAACACCTTTTGTATTACCTTCGGCGCCTGCCATTGCTACAGCATTCTGTAAAAAGAAAGAATCAATTGCACCTTCTGTAATATAATATACATCATTGAAGTCTACTTTGTCAAGGCCAAATATCTTAGGTCTGTCCTCAAACATAATAGTTATATAACGCATTCCGTAATCACTAAACCCACGAGCTGATACGCCAAAACATTTACCGTTCTTATCAAGAAAAGGTATGATTAGGCGTGGCTCATCTTTACCAACATTTTCAAACTTGTTTGGTATTACACTATTAATCCATGTTTTAAACTTAGGAGCATAATACAAACGATAATGTTGGTGAGGTGGTATTTGCCGTTGCTGTATATATTTTTTGACTGGGTGGTCGAACTTTAGTTGACTAACCTTTTTAATCTTTGATAGCGGGTTAGTCTTATTAAAGGTTGGTGCCTTAGTTTTAAACTGTTCGGTATTATCATCATCCTTAGTAGATTTTGAATGAGTATTCGCAACAAACTTTTCAGCTATATAGTCATTATACAATACTTGATCCTGACCTTTCAAAAAGAATGAAAAGCTTTGGCTTGAAGCACAGTTATGGCAATAGAAGTGAAAGGTATTTTTTGACTCGAGTAACCACCCACGTGATTTTGAACGTGACTTTTGACTGTCTCCGCATATAGGACAACGAAAGTTGATTTTGTAGGGATTGGTGTTGCGTATTCTGAAGTTTTCGAGTCGGCCAGACAACATCTGGGCATACTTCAGCTCGGTAAAGTCAACCATAATATAAAGCTCAATTGTTAATGTATAAATCTATAATATTACAGATCTAAAGGTTTGTCAACCAAATAATTCTGGCCAGTTAATTCTTGCTACTAATAATACAATTACAAAACCAACACCCATCATATAATAACGCCAGTTCTCAAGGTTGTTAATCTTTTTCTGTTGCTCGTTAATACGTTGATGTATCGACCGCTCCATAGAATCAAGTCTATCCAATATTTCTTTATTGGCATTATGCCGTTTATTTGCGTTATGGTCTGCCAATTTTTGGTGATCCTCTTTGCTTGATCTTCGGTATTCTTCAAGGCGGTCACTCAAAACAGTTAAACGTAATTCATCAGTACGCCTTGTGTCTTCACATAATTTTTCAACTTCGGCAAGTTTCTCTTTTGTATACTCTAATACTTCAGACTGAACAGCAACATTTTTGGATAGGTCAACCATCATATTCATTGAGTCTTCAACTCTGGTAAAGAATTTCTGAATCTGTTTGATATCCGATTTAATTAGGGCAATATCTGTTTCCCAGTTGGTATCTTTACTCAACTTTTTATTCCTTTTTTGCCTTTTTTTAACGGAGGCTTGTGACTAACTCCGTGGTTTGTTTAATCACTCAGAAATAATATTCGGTATTATTTATTATTCAAGGCATCCTCATAGTACACAATTATTGCTTTTTGTTCATTAATATAGCGACGCAATTCAGCAATACCTAATGCAAGATTTTCGTATCCTTTTGATGTTACAGCAAAAACAACAACAGATCCTTGTTGAGCTTCAATTTCAGCAATCTTTTCTTCCAAATTTTCTTCGGTGATAACATACCAATCTACAGGCGGAAAATTTACTTTGCCCGGTCTGCCTTGAATAGGAATGTTTTGCTGGATGTATTCAGTCGACGTTACTACTGTCGGCTCCACTGTCCTCCCCGAGCACGCTGTCAGGAGTATCATCAACAGCACTAGGAGGAGTAGTTTCATCGGCAATATCACTGATGAGTCTTTCAACAGCATTGTTTACCCTTTCTTCCAAATTTTGCGCGTCAGTTAGCGCTTCCATAGTTAAATCAATTCGCGCAAATTTAGCACGCAAAGTATTCAAATACTCTCGTGATTCATTTAGTTGCGCTGTCAGGTTTTGATTGAGTTTTTCGTTACGTTCTGCATCTGCGGCCATTGTGTCTACAGTATTTTGTAGAGTTTCCGCCGCAGATGCTAATTGAACGTTATTAGTACGAAGTGTTGAAATGGTTGCTTCCGACCATTCATAATATGATTTAGCACCATATCCTACACCACCAATTAAACCACAGACAATAAGTAACAGATATAGTTTTGCCATATGTTAAGAAGACTTACTTTTCGTCTTCGTCCTCATCGTCGTCTTCATCATCTTCATCTTCGTCGGCATCGTCATCATCTTCATCGTCGTCTTCATCTTTTGCTTCCATTGCTTTTTTGTATTTCTCTGCCAATGCAGCCATAACACGCTCTTCAACTTCAGCTTCAAATGCTTCTTTCAGATCCAATGGCTTTTCAGACATTGCCGCTTCTACAATTTTTTCTAGTGACATTTTGTGTCTCCTTTGTTTAATTCCGTCATTTATTTATTTATTTAAACATCTTTGCTTGTGTAGCAGGACCTACAATACCATCTGCAACCAATCCGTTCATCTTTTGCCATTTTTTAACAGCAGTAAGAGTTCCAAATCCAAAATCGCCATCAGCTCCTACACCAATTGCCTTTTGCATTTTAGCAACGTCATCACCTTTCATACCTTTGCGTAGTGTACGCACACCTGCAGCTTTCTTAGGTGCTGCTTTTTTAGGTGCAGGCATTTCACCACCAAGGATGGCTAAGGCTGATTCCCAACGACGGTTACGGTCATCTAATCCAATTGTACCACCATTAATCTTTTTTGTCAACCCCACATTATCACCATTATCGGCATATTTGTCGAGTTTATTAGTTGCCCAGAACCAGCATGCTGACTCAATAGCACCTTTTGGTGTTGCTACATATTCTGCAGCTTCCTCGGCTGACATTCCAACGGACTTTCCAAAAGCCGCGTAATTATTTCTGCCCGTAAGCTGTTTGATACCTCTACCCCTAAATAGCCAGCCATCCCCGGGTTCAGTGTTTCCCAAAGCTCCTCGCTTGGATCTAAACTCGTCTTGAT